TGATTCAACTTTAGCTTTAATAGGATTGTCGATAGGTATTTCAGGCTCAATGATTGGTACAAGACCGTAGTCACAAATAGTACGAGCAAGTGTAAACTGTTGTTTGAGTACAGGATGTACCATGCCGACACCTTTAACAATGCTACGCATCTTTGTACCATAAATCTTAGGACCAATGCCGTTTGTAGCAAACTCCAACATCTGCTTTACTGGAAACTGTTTGAGTGTTCCATCTTCATCACATCCACTGTCGATCTTTAGGAACGTGTCAATGCCTTTTTCATCCAAGACGTTAACCATGCCACGGGTGACTGTGTCTTGGTAGAGGATTGCTCCCCAGATGTTTTCATCGTTGAAGTCAGGACTGTTGACCATTCTAAGACGCATATCATGAACTTTCTCCATCTTGTCTGCTTCTGTGTATTCTTGTCCGTAGCGTTCTAGTACGCCACCTGTTGAACCGCCACTGTGATCCATTGCCGCAATAAATCTACTCATACGTTCCACTCCGCTTCTTCTTCAATAGCCATTGATACAAACTGATAATAATCTCTATTCTCATCGTCCATATGTTGAAAATATAAACCTGCTGAAGCCATCAGTGCATGAATGTTAGAACCTTCTTCGAGGTGCGCTCTTGGATGACTTTCCATAAGTGCTTGTATCTCGTCCATGATACCATTTAGTTTTTCTTGTATTTTACTCATATGACTCACCTGTTTCACGGAAGAAGTTTTCACTCCAAAACGCTTTGTCGTCAATCCATATGTCGTAGTTTTCTTTTTCGCCTACGCTGAGTTCATGATATTTGCAACCCCAACTGTCCAGCTGATCCTGTGTTAATCCGCCATAATCAATACCACTTACGCAACCACGAGCAGTCATGTATTTGATTGTGTGTCCTGCATCATACAATGCGTTTACTTTGGCAATCCTATCGTACATAGGAATATGATTAGCATAATCTTTTTTGCCACCACTGTCAGGTATAATCACTTCTTTACAAATAGTTCCGTCAATATCAATTACGTATTTCATTTATTTCCTCTTGTAGTTCTTTAACTTTTTTTTCAAGTTCGATAATGTAATCAGCTGCCTTCCAAGCATAATGCTCGGTACATCTAGTCTTCCATTCTTCGCCTGCTTGATTTTTTAATTTTACCACCCATTCGCTTTGTTGTATGCGAGGTGTAATATCTGAGTAGACTTTATCTACTACATCATGTTCATTTACTTCTACTTCAAAACCGTGTGTATTGTGTTGCATAGTATCTTTCGTTGTAAATGGGTCCGTTCTGTTGCTAGGTGGAACCCATACCCCGCATACCTAAATCAGGCTGCAATTGCCATTGCTGGCGCACGATTGTCATTTGCAATTGTGAATGTTGACCAATAACGCAGTCATCCGGTTAACTCCACTTCACTTTCACACCTGTCGATCCTAGTTCTACCCCATCAAAAGCACACTCGGTAAATGTGTTTATGGTGGAGTAGCCCGGTACTGCCCCGGGGTCCAGTATGTGTCTACGTTGCTTCAACGCTAACAGTTTATTTATATACTATATTTGTAGGATTGTCAAGAACAATTTACCATCTTTGTTCTTTTATTCTTTTTGACGAACGTGTGGTTTTTACAGCGTTCATTATTCTTAGTAATTGATTTGATTTTTGGTTTGAGCCCCAACCATTTTTAGTGTCAAATGTTTTGGCATATTCACATTCTTGTGCAAATTGTTTTGCAATTATTTTCTCTAAGCAAAGTAAATCATCATCGCTTAGTGATGGTAGTCCGGTTTGTGCCATTGTGAAATCTCCTATTATATGCATCTTCAAAACCTTCTTCATAATCATATAACGGAGCCCCATTGCAACCGTCGACCCATAATCTTTTAAAGTAACTATCTGCTGATAACTTTGCAGTATCATCACTTTCGGCAATATGTCCTTTGACCATCCAAAATAATCTATATGCTTCTTTGTGCTCATTGCCGGTCATATTGTATTTACATCTTTATAATATTAGAGCGCTAACATCATTGAAAATCTTGCAAAACAAAATGTCCATCTCTGGTACGTAAATCTAAATTAAACTTATGCTGTAAGTGAATTGCAAATTCGTTTGTAGCAAACGCAAAAACGTATTTAGGAATGTAATTTCCTTTATCAATAAAGTCTTCCATTTCTTCCCAGTTGTCTTTTTGCGGATTACTTATTGCACAATTAGCAGTGCTTTCGCAAACAAAAATTTCACTTACTCCAAATCTTTTATGAATCATTTATATACCTTTCAAAAAGTTCAACAAGTTGTAAATTTTTCATATCATCTCCTAAAAACAATTGTTTTGCTTTTGGGTCTGAATATTCTTGTACACCTAGTCTCATTGCAACATCATCTTCGTTTATTGATTCTCCATACAAATCAGCAGCCCATACTTGACTAATTATAACCAAGTCTGCTGTTTGATCTCCTGATAGATCCCACTTTTTTGAATATTCAATAGCTACCTTTCTTGCATTAAAATAGGTAGTTGCTTTGTGTCCTAACTGTTCTAAATAATTATCATTCATGTGTCTAATTTTTGTTGTTGTAATTCTTTTCTTCTTGCCACTATGAGTTTGCTCATATCTTGTAAGGCCATGCGAGCTCGTTGTGCTGCAATCTTCTTGCCGTACTTTTCAAAATCTTCAGTTTCTTTAATGTATGTTTGGAAAAGAGTCATAAACTCTTCGTGAAGTTCTGTCATTATGCACCATTAGCGTAGACATTAGTTGACCCAGATGAAATTTGATGTGTTTGGCTTGTGCCGTCGCCATCGTAGTGATCGCCTACACGCCCGATTTCTAAGTTATTTGCGTAGACGTTCTGCGAATAGGTATCTAAGGGCGGCGAGTGATTTGTAGCTGACGCTACACAAGGATCTCCGTGTGGATGACTTACCATAACATCGGTTTTACGAACTACTCCAATGTTATTTGCAAAAACATTATTGCTACCAGCATTACTTGATTGTGTTGTATCTGTATTCCAGTTCCACTTAATAGCTGTTCCAAATTCATCAAATGCACATGCAGTTCCCTTTGCACCATCAGTACAACTTACATTACTATTACCATCTTTTAAAGCTACTAACGGCATATTACACCATTTGAATTCCGCTAGTGCTTGCTACATATTGCTTTGCCATACTCTCTTCTGTTTTACTTACAAACAAAATACCATTTTTATTCAATGGTATTTTACCTTTAGGATCAACAGTAAAGGCAAATGGACCTAACCCAATACCTTCTTGTGTAGCTTGTAGAGCTAATGGTTTTGTTACTGTGATTGTAGAATCGTTTTCTTCTACAAAACGACCTACAATTTCTTCACCTGCATTTGTTCTAATAGTAACTGTGTCATGTAGTTTATAAGGTGTTTCGATAATCATAATGAGTGTCCTGTTCCTGTGTAATTAGTGTCTTCGATATATTTTACAAATTGCTCATAGCCGCCAACAGAGTTGCCACCTACTGTAATTTGTGGGAATGTTCTTGCGTTTGGAAATGCCTCTAATACTTGATCTCTGTCAAAGTCCTTGCCAAGCTCTTTATATTCAAAATCATATTGCCTTTGTTCGCACAAGGCTTTTGCTTGTGTACAACTCGGACATGCAGGTTTGCCCCATATGGTTATCATAAACTAAATCCTTTTAATTTATTCTTATCTACATCTTGCTTGATACCACCGATAACATAAGATTCAACTTCTGTTTCCTGTGGAGCAACTTGTAGCCCAGAGCTACTTAACCAATGCTGTGTCCAAGGTAGCGGGTTTGTGTTTACTGGCTGATCAAAGATAGCATTAAATCCTAATGCCTTCAACCTGCGGTTGGCAATGTATTCTACATATTGATTCAACAGTGTTGTGTTTAGTCCAATCATGCTGCCGTCTTTGAATAGATACTCTGCCCATGATTTTTCTTCTTCAACACTGGCACGCCACATGTTATAAACTTCTTCTTCGCACTCTTTTGCAATATCGACCATCTCCGGATCGTCTTTGCCTTGTGCCCACAACTTTAAAATGTGTGTGCTTAGTGCTAGGTGTTGTGCTTCATCGCGAGCAATAAGACTAATAATCTTTGCTGAGCCTTCCATCATTTTCAATTCGCCAAATGCAAACGTACACGCAAAACTTACGTAAAAACGCAATCCTTCAAGAATATTAACATTCATCATTGCTAGGTATAGTTTCTTTTTCACATCGCGAAGTGAACCTTTGCCATGATGGAACCAATCGTCTGCCGCATCATTGAATGCATCGTAGTTTTTTGTAACGCTAACGGCACGTTCGATAATTCTCTCGTCGTCTAGAATTGTATCAAAAACTTCACTTGGATCTGCATATACATTTTTCATAATGTGTGTATAAGAACGTGAGTGAATTGTTTCAAAGAAGTCCCAAGTAACAATAGAACCTTCAAGTTCAGGAATAGATACGTGTGGCAAAAATGCTAAACACGGGCCACGTCCTTGTACACTATCTAGTAATGTTTGATACTTTAGATTAGCAGTAAAAATATGTTTCTGCTCTGGACGGAAGTTTGCATAATCAGAACGATCTTTTTGTAAACTTACTTCTTCTGGACGCCAAAAGTAACCCAGCATTGTTTGATTTAGTTTATCAAACACAGGAAACTTAAATACATCGTATCGCTGTGTGTTTTGTTCTGCACCAAAAAACATATGCTCTTTGGTAAAGTCTACTTTTTCTCTATTAAATACTGTTTTACTCATTGTGTGTCCTCTTTGTGTTTCTAAATTATAATTGGATCAGGGCCGTTTGTCAAGTTTAAATTGCACATGCTTCGCAAAATTCATCGTCTTCATCTGTTGCTAATGTTGCAGGTTGCACTTCTGGCTGATTGTCATGCCAGCCTATTGAATGTGCTGGTTCGTCCATGTCGCTTGGATCTTCTTTGTAATCATATGTATTTTGATAGTAAGAAGTTTTCCAACCTAGTTTGTATGTCATTAGTAAGTCCTGAATCATAACACTCATCGGAACTTCATTGTCTGGGTATTGTGTTGGATTATATGACCAGTTGCCACTAATTGCTTGATCAAAGAACTTTTGCATAACTGCTACAGTGTTGATATACCCTTCATTGCTTGGCATTTCCCATAACAGTGTGTAGTATTGCTTTAACGAAGTATATTGTGGAACAATCTGCTTAAGAGGCCCTTTCTTGGACTTCTTAACGGACAAGTAGCCACGTGGCGGTTCGATTCCGTTAGTTGCGTTCGACACAACGGAACTGCTCTCCGATGGCATTTGAGCGGACAATGTTGAGTGACGGAGGCCGTGCTCTCTGATATCATTACGTAAACTATCCCAATCATAGTTTAACTTGTTCTCCACAATTGCGTCGACATCCGTCTTATATGTATCAATTGGAAGAATGCC